GTATTATAAGAAAGCTTCTTGTTACCCCCAAACTTCTCTTCCATTCTTTCGAATTCCCTGGCAATTCTGACATGCATATCATCAGGAGTCATTTCTACGAATTCGCTTTTCTTGTTTTTCAAGGCATATTTGGTCATCCAAACGTTTGTAGCTAATTGATCGCCACCAAAATACTCTGATGTGGCTTTATGAACTTCTTCTTCATTGTGCATCTTTATTGTCCTTACCATTTTTGAATTCTTTGTATTTTTCCTTTAATTTTTCGGCCTGTTCCTTTGCTGTTGTTGTATTTTTTTGGTCAATATATTCTTTGATGTTATTAATTTTTTCAAACACTTCAATTTTGACATTTGATGCATCCATAAATATTTGATGCAGTATTCCATCTGGTCCAAATCTGTTTTTTGCAACAAACATGGTTCCGCTGTTCATAGCCTTTTCATTGTCTGTTCTAGAGACAGAAAAAATAAAATCTGCAACAAAGCATTTGTTAAACGCCTCAGAGATCGATTCCATTGTTATGTAATCATTATTCAAGCCAGACCTGTTAGTTTGTGAAGCCGTCCAAAGAGGACAATCATTCTTTTGAGCAATTGCTCTTAATTCTTCGTAAATAGATTCTAGTTCCATTCTTTTCTCTTTACGAACAACATTTGGTTTTAAAAGATCTCCATAGTCAACAAGAATCATATCAACCTTAAAATCGCGTTGTCGCAATTTTTCAAGATGATTTTCCAAAGTTTTTGTAGAAGCAGATTTTGTTGGATATTCTTTAACAATTAAACCGCCATCCAAGTCTTGAACTGTTTCATAAATTTGTTCTTTCATAGCAAACAAATCTTTGAGAGGAATTCCAGTTATACAACTATCATATCTTGATGCTACCATAGTATCAGATAATTCTAAAGTGTAGTGAACAACATTTTTTCCTTCTTTTATTGCTTGCGCGCCCAAATGAACCAAAACCATCGACTTACCAACACCTGTTGGTGCAATAACAACTCCAAGCTCTCCTTTACCCAAACCTCCCTTTATCACCTCGTCAATATATCTCCAACCAGTTGTTATAGGATTCCTTGTTTTAATTTGAAATCTTTCTTCAAAATCTTTTAGATAATCGTAACCAACATTGTTGTCGCAGCCAAGCTTGAGAGCGTCATTAATAGTACAGGCTATTTCATCAAAAGAAGAATTTTTGAGAAGGCCAACACTTTTGATCATCGCCTCTTTTAGAACTTGTTTTTTACAGAAATCGAGAGCAGTGTCTTTAACATATTCTTCGCCCTCAACCTCCATATCTGATTTATGAATTCTGGCGAAATAATCTCTTACTTGTGTTTGTGTAGCATCGTTTTCATCGCTTAGTTCAGAACGAACTATTGTTAACATAATACGAACTGACGGATGAACGCCGTATTTTACTCTATAATCGAAAACCTTCTGAACAAACACACGAAGATATTTCAACTCCAAAAATTGAATATCGAGCACTTCTTCGATTTGATCACAAAAAATTCTATCCTGCAGAACCAATTGACACAGCTTTTCCTGAAAATCTTTGCCGTATCTTGAAAAATCTGCTCTCTCTTCTATTGCCATAAATCGTCCTTTTTTGGTACGCCCGTCTGGACTTGAACCAGAGACTTCCACCTTATAAGAGTGGCGTTCTAACCTACTGAACTACAGGCGCTCAATATTAACATCATATCTCATTTTTCTTTTGTTGTCAAGCAAATTCTTTTCATTGTCGCGAACAACTCTGCCCAATCATATGCTCCGATGCCATCTTCGATCATCAATCCAATACATTGAGTTTTGTTTAATTCTGGTAGCATCTCTTTAATTGCATATTTAATCCTCTGACTCGCTTGAGCAGAAATTAAAGGCGTGTATAGCTGCATCATTTTGTAGTTTCTTTGTATTTTATCTTCGCTGTTCAAAATATTGTGATGGACCTTCAAAGGATTTTCCACTATCTCGCAAGCCTCCAAAAGTGTTTTGATTTCATGAGTTTTTGCTTCTGCAAGAAAAGGAAATCTTTTGGCAACCGTTTTCAAGCCAGCGCCTCCAACTCCGTCCAAATTGTCGCTCTTGTCGCCGCAAATGGCCCTTGCGAGGGCGAAGTTGTTGGGGTGTATACCAAACAGCTCGACAAGCCTTTTCGTGTTAATAAGCTCCCTTTGAACAGGCCTGTACACTATCGTTTCATCGTCACAAAGTTGATAAAAATCCTTATCACTGGAAATGATTACTTTTTGTTCATCTTTGAAGTATTGCATTTGAGCTACATAACTAATAATATCATCTGCTTCAGTTTCATCAATCATAATCTGAGAAACCGGCAAACAATTGAGATATGTTATTAATCTCTGCTGTTGCCATACTTTATTGTATTGCTCTTCTTCTTCGGACATAACACGAACGCTACGATTAAGACGAACTGGTGATCGGCCTTCTTTATATCCTTTGTGTATCGTCTTTCTTTTCCTGCTTCCGCCAGGACCATCCCAACAAATTACAATGTGATCGGGCTTCATTTCTCTACAATATTTCTGTAGAGATTTAAGAAACCCAAATGCGCCGCCGATGGGCTCGCCATTTAAAGCAATTGAAGGATTTGATATGTAAGCTCTCAGATAAATGTTGAGGGCATCAATTATTAATACTCTTTTCAAAACCACCTTTTTTTGGGGTAAAGTTCGTGAATTTCATCGACGCAATATCCTAACAAGCGCTGATAATATTTTTCATCTTTAATCTCTGATATTGGAGGGCTCCAAGATAATTTAAGCTTCTTTCTTCCTGCTTTAAGCGTTTGTCTTTCGCTGCAACCAAAAAGTGGACTAGAAAGTTCGATATTAACGAGTCTAAACTTCATCTTAGGAAAACATTGTTCGAGTTCATCTAAAAATCTTTCTTCCATACTGTAACTAGAATCACAGTTTATAACATTCAAGAGTGCCGTCATCTGTAGTATAATATATCCTTTATATTCCAACATGCTTTAAAGCTGATTCACACATAGAACATGGTTTGCTCATTTTAAAGTCGCCTGCTCCATTAACTCTAACAACATAAATATCTGTTCCTTGTGTCACGGACCGATCTAAATTAAGAACAGCTGCAAGTTCTGCATGCAGCGTTGATATTCCCTTATCTCTCTCACGAAATCTTTTACCAAAAGAGGAATAAGACCATTTGTTGTGTGCAGCATTTATAATATTTCCGCCTTTCACTAAAACGGCGCCGTGACAAGTGCGAGATTCATTACTCTGTTGTGCCATCCTTTTGGCCAACGACAGATAGCTTTGTGTCTTCTTCGATATTTTCGTTTTCGATGTCATAAAAGTCTGCTGCTTCGCCTTGTCGCTTGTCAAACTTGAGGATGACTTCTTCATCCATTATGTTTAATACTCTATCACGAAATTTCTGATTTGTCAACATATTTTTCCATTTGGATGGCTGAAACTTTTCTTCTGCGCCATCCTTATATTGAAGCGAATACCATGCCCCGCTTTGTTTAAGGTGGTTAGAGCCTTTGATAGCTTCAAACCAGCTTTCCTCATCTTGAACGCCTATATCATCGCCCCAAAGAATTTTAAAACTAGCTTGCCTCCCTTGAGTTCCAAAACGACTTTTCTTCAAAGTAGCTTTGACCTCTGTTCCTACTCTAAACCCTCTTTCATCAAGCACAAAACTAGCCTTCGCTTTTCGTCCTGTAAGCCAAATGCGAAGAGAATAAGAATAAATCATAGCTTTGCCGCCGGGCGTCATATAAGGTTCAACCATCGCCTCCGAAGGACTTCTGGTGATATTGGTTTTAAGTTGGTTAAGAACTAAAAATGTCGATTGGCTGTTCGCAATTGGGACGGTCAACTTGGACATCCCTTTTGCGAGAATACGAGCTTTCACCGCCATCGACGAAAGAGGATTAAAATCACCTTCAACATCGCTAACAGACGGTGTTAAAGCGAGACTATCCCAAATAAATAACATGCGATTATCATTGTTGGCAAGAAGGTCTTCAATTGTCTCAAGAACAAATTCTACACTTTGTGCTTGGACATAAAGCAGACTTTCTAAATCACAACCGGTTCGTTCAAGGAAGGTTGGATCAATCGCTGATTCAGAATCAAAATAAATTACATCAATGCCCATATTTTGAGCATTGGCAGCAACTTGAGCGGCCATATAAGACTTACCAGTTGATTCCAAACCTGCAATTTCAACAATTTTCCCTAATGGGATGCCTGATAGCTGTCCACGACAAATAATTGAGTCGAGCCAGCGAGAGCCCGTTGGGATCCAATCTTTTACTTCTGTCGGATTGGCTTCAGTTAAATTGTGTGCAACAGACATGCCGGCCTTCTTATTGATAAGGCCTCGCATATCCGCCATAGAAAGCTTGCCTGCTTTATTTTTATTTTTCTTTGCCATGTTGTAAGCCTGTGTTTAAAGTTTTATTTGACACTCAAAACTTCAATTTCAAAGTTTAACGTTTTACCAGCAAGCGGATGATTAAAATCCAAAACAACGGAACTTTCGTCGATTGAATTAATTTTCGCAGTTACCGATTGGCCGGCAGGATTTTGTCCTCGCACCATAGCCCCTTCTTGAAATTCAAAATCAGGGGGGAAAGCTTGGCGAGGGACAGTCTGGAAAGCTTCAGAAAGAACCTCTCCGTAAGCTTCTCCCGGTGGCAATTTGACGTTTTTGACTTCACCAATTGTCATTCCTGGCAAAGCTGCCTCAAAACCAGGAATTAATTGACCTGATCCAACCTCAAGAGACATAGCCTCTTCGCGTGCACGTGAGTTATCAAATTCAGTTCCGTCATCAAATGTTCCAACGTAGTGTATACTCACCGTCTGTCCATTCTCTACTTTACTGCTTTTTGTTTTTTTGCTCACTGACTTTTTACTTTTTGTTTTTTTACTCATTATAGCTTGCTCCTTTTTTATTAAAATTGAGACATCTGTAACCCCATGCCTCCCTGCGGGTGAGAGAGAACTTATGAAAGAAGCTCACTAAAAGCTTTATCCACTGAATTACTTGATTCAGTACTGTACTTCTCTAAATTCTCAGAAGAGCCGGTATCTGCATTGCCCGATAAATATTCATCGAGAATAGCTTCAACTTCTTCTGGAGTTTTGCGCTCAAAGAGCGAATCGAGATCTGGAATTGTGTCCAGCCATTCGGCGCACTGTGCTTCATCTTCACACAAGAGCGACGGGCGGCGGCGAGGAGTAATTTCCGTTTGAGGAAAAGAAGCTCCTGCTGGCTTTCCATATCGAATTACAAGATCTGTTCCAGCTTCAGAGTCTGTAATATCTCCATATTCAGGATTAAGAACAAGATTAAGAAGCTTTTCATAAGCCATCTTGCCAAAGCCCCAAACACGCACGCCTTTATCTTCTTCTCCGCGAACAACCACTGGAGCGAAGAAACGCTGGCGAGCTGACAAAGATTTTGCCATCTTAATGCTCTCTTCGGTACCCTCTTTATAGAGCTTGCGAACAAATGCATCAAGCGCATCATCTTCTCCAAAATTCTTTTTTGGGCTCAAGAATCCTGGAGCGTTTCCAACATTATAATGGAACCAATAATCCTTGAAAGGATCGCCATCAGGAGTAGGAACGATTCGAATCGTCGTTTCTCCGTCTTGCGGCCTCCAAAACATTTCTCGGTTATTGCCATTTTTGTTGTCGATTGCAACGCGTCTGGCTCGCATTTTTTCCATATCAATACCCATATTATTTCTCCTTTGTTTGAGTAAAGTCAGAATGACCAATTTCTCATTCTGCTATGTTCATAATACCACAATGAATTCTGTTTGTCAAGTGTTTTTTTCACTTTTTTTGTCGTTGAATTTCTGATGAATAAGCGACCGTGTAAACATAATCCTGTTCGTATTCTGTTGCATATATTCCATAACCAGTTGGAATTTCATTTCCAATTTGCTTTCGAATATTTTTCAAAATTTCACCATCAGTTTCTAACTTTTTCTTATTGATAGCATAATAATAGCGCATTTCTCCAACATTGTCAAGTAAATAAAATAATTTATTTTCATTATTCTCCGAATCATAAAAGCCAATTGTTGAGATTCTACGCCCCTTCCGTGGTTCAGAGAAATTATTATTGACTGAGTCAATGTGGTTATATACGTTAACCATATGAAATGATGATACAATCATTTCGTTTAAACGCTCATAATATCCAATAACTGGAACATTGCCTATATGCTTTTCAACTTGTGAGTTGTCGATAAGATATATTCTTTTAAATACGCCAGATCTAGCATATTCTTGCAAGATATTAAATGTTGTCCACTCTTGTCTAATTTTTATTATATCGATAACTTCTGTTTCAGGTCTGATGTATAAAATATTTACATCGCAGTTTTTGAGATATTCAAGAACTCTCAAGGAAGCGCCAGATATATTTCCAGAGCCACCAACAACAAAAAGCACTTCACCTTCTACATCTTTAAAGAATTTGCTCATGTCCGGACATCGTTCTTCATATCTTTCTGGTCCATCTTGCCATGGCATTGTGTAATTGCCATCTTGTCTGAGACCCTCTAAACCATGATCAACTTTGTAAATTTTATATTGTTTATACTTTGAAAACTCGTCAGCAATATTGCAGCCGGCTTGCCCTAATCCAATAATAGTCTCCATTATGTTGTAAGCTCCCTAATATTTCCAAAATCTTTACCAGCT